AGCAGGTAAGAACGACATGGGCGGTACAACTGCTAACATCGCTAAAGGCGGTGAAAGCAAGGGTGCTGGTACACAAGGCGGTCTAGCAAAGCCTGCGGCAAAAGATTTGAATTCTGGTAACGTAAATGTACCAGGTTCAAAAACAGCGACTAAAATGAGTCCTGCAAAAGCAGCCGGTGGCGATGACGGCACAAATAAGAAAAGCACCATTGGTGCTTAATTAGAGGATAAGACAGATGAGTCTATATCTCCGTGAAAACCTAAGTTTCGATCAAGCCCGTATGGTTGTCGAAAGCGAAGGTGCGGACGGCAAAAATCTTTATATGAAAGGTATTTGCATCCAGGGCGGTATTCGTAATCAAAATCAGCGAGTGTATCCTGTGAGCGAAATCAGCAGGGCTGTCAAGACCCTCAACGATCAAGTTACTGGTGGATACAGCGTTCTCGGCGAAGTAGATCATCCAGACGACCTAAAAATCAACCTGGACCGTGTAAGTCACATGATCACAGAAATGTGGATGGACGGTCCAAACGGTTACGGTAAATTAAAGATATTACCTACACCGATGGGACAACTAGTTAAAACAATGCTGGAAAGCGGAGTTAAGTTAGGTGTTTCCAGTCGCGGATCCGGAAACGTCAAAGAAGACGGATCCGGTGAAGTGTCAGATTTTGAAATTATCACGGTAGACGTGGTAGCACAACCATCAGCCCCCGGCGCATATCCAACGCCAATTTATGAGCATTTGATGAATACCAGGGGTGGTTACAAGGCATTTTTAACAGCACAGGAAGTACAAGGCGACGCAAAGGCACAGAAATACTTGAAAGAAAGCCTATTAAAAATTATAGGTGGGCTCCAGTAACCAAGGGAGAAAATCACATGTTGGATGCGCTAAAATCATTATTCGAGAACAATGTGGTTTCCGAGGAAATCAGAGCAGACATCGAAGCGGCTTGGAATAACAAAATCCAAGAAAACCGTGAACTAGTTACACAGCAACTACGCGAAGAGTTCGCACAGAAGTACGAACACGACAAGTCAGTTATGATCGAAGCAATCGACACAATGATTGCAGATCGTCTAAGCGCAGAAATCCAAGAATTTACAGAAGATCGCAAACAGTTAGCCGAGGCGAAAGCCAAGTATGCTGTTGCAATTCGCGAGCATTCTAGTAAGTTAAACGATTTCGTTCTTAAATCTCTAGCCAAAGAAGTTACAGAACTTCACAGTGACCAAAAAGTCATGGCTGAGAATTTTGCTAAACTAGAAGAATTCGTTGTCGAAGCACTGGCAAAGGAAATTGCAGACTTCTACGAAGATAAGAAGGATCTAGCCGAAACTAAAGTTCGTCTAGTCAAAGAAGCAAAAGAACAATTTGCTATATTAAAAGGCAAATTTGTTAAACAGACAGCAGGTCTTGTTGAATCAGTTGTATCTCAGGGTCTTACTAAAGAGATCAAACAACTTAAAGAAGACATTGACAGTGCTCGTCAAAACGACTTTGGTCGTAAGATTTTTGAAGCATTTACCGCAGAATATCAGAACAGTCTACTCAGCGAGAAGAGTGAAACTGCTAAACTGCTAAAGGTAATCGCAGAAAAAGATCAGGCATTAGCAGAAGCACGTAACGCTATTACCGAAAAGCAAGCATTAGTAGAAAGCAAAGAGCAAGAAGTTGCTCGCGCCAAGGCTATTGCAGAGCGTAAGGAAGTTATGAGCGAACTCCTAAATCCTCTAAGCAAGGATCAAAAGGAAATCATGTCTGAACTATTAGAAAGTGTGCAAACTGTAAAACTACGTAGTAGTTTTGACAAGTACCTACCTGCTGTATTAAGCGGTAGCACACCGGAGAAGAAGAAGGCTCTTGTAGAGGCTAAAGAAATCACAGGCAATAAAGAATCAAATAGCATTAGTAGTGCTACAAGCCAGGCGGAAGTAATCGATATTCGTCGCCTTGCTGGAATCAAATAAGGAGAAAAAAATGTCAGAACTACTAGAAAGCCGCTGGCAAGAAACTAAAGAGGCACTATTAGAAGGCCTTCAAGGTAACAAGCGTAGTACAATGGGAGTAACTTTAGAGAACACTCGTAAGTATCTTTCAGAAAGTGCTACAGCAGGTGCCACTTCTGCCGGTAACGTTGCAACACTTAATCGTGTTATTCTTCCAGTTATTCGTCGTGTTATGCCAACCGTTATTGCTAACGAGTTAGTTGGTGTTCAACCGATGACTGGTCCAGTTGGTCAAATCCATACTCTACGTGTTCGTTACAGCGATGCTGTTACAAACGATGTAGACAGCGCACAAACTACAGTAGCAGGTGAAGAGGCTCTAAGCCCATTCAAGATTGCTGAACAGTATTCAGGTGCTGGTACTGGTAAGGCCGCTGCCACTGCTGCCCTAGAAGGCCGCGCTGGTAACAAGATGAGCATTCAAATCTTGAAACAAACAGTTGAAGCAAAAACTCGTAAGTTGTCTGCACGTTGGACATTCGAGGCTGCTCAAGATGCACAAGCCCAACAAGGCATTGACATCGAAGCAGAAATCATGGCTGCTTTGGCTCAAGAAATCACTGCTGAAATTGACCAAGAAGTTCTAGGTTCTTTATTGAATCTAGCAGGTACACAGAACAACGAGAACTTTAACCAAGCCGCTGTTTCTGGTACAGCAACATTCGTTGGTGACGAGCATGCCGCATTGGCAGTTCTAATCAACCGCGTTGCAAACCGTATCGCTCAGCGTACACGTCGTGGTGCTGGTAACTGGGCCGTTGTTAGCCCACAAATGTTGACTGTTCTACAGTCTGCTACAACCAGCGCATTTGCACGTACAACTGAAGGTACTTTTGAAGCACCTACAAACACTAAGTTTGTTGGTACACTAAACGGCGCAATGAAGATTTATGTCAACACATACGCCGCTGACACAGCAAAAGTGCTAATCGGTTACAAAGGTTCTAGCGAATCTGATGCAGCCGCATTCTACTGCCCATACATTCCATTGATGAGCAGTGGTGTTGTTCTTGACCCAGCAACATTCGAACCAGTCGTGTCCTTCATGACTCGTTATGGATATGTTGAGTTGACAAACACAGCAAGTTCTCTAGGTAACGCTGCCGACTACCTAGGTACAGTTACTCCAAGTAACGTTACATTCAGT